GATGAAAAATTAAGGGTTATGAATCAGCTACTGACCTTTATTGGAATCAATAACAACCCAAGCGATAAAAAAGAAAGGTTGGTAGTATCCGAGGCTATTTCTAATAATGGGGTTATTTCGGCAAATATAGAAGTCGGTTGGAAGTCCAGACGGAAAGCGGTTGACCTTATTAATAAATGTTATGGGCTAGAAATTTCAGTCAAACCAGCGGAAACCATCCAGCAGTTTAATCTTGACAAAGTAGCGCTTGATCTTGCAGAACAGGAGGGTACCATCATTGACCCAGACTAATACGACAGCGACCATAGCAACCTTTTTAAAATCCAGATACAGAAATCCAACGACTGGAAGGCTGGACGGTTTGGCAGTGGATGAAAATGGCGACTTTTTGCATTACAATGAGATTATAAACCAGACCTATAACGAACTTTTCAAGGATATGGAGTTAGTCAATGGAGTTTCAGACAATTTCAAGAAAGAGTTTTGCAAGCACTTTTATAACAGGGAAATTGGTTTGGAGACTTTCGCACGGTTCCAGATTGCACTTGAAGAAGTTTTGAATAATGAGTGTTTCAATTTGTTTAAATACCTTGCTGAAATTAGAAACAAAGCTATCAAGGACTTAAACCAGTCTATGAATATCGACACGGTTGGAAACCAGAAAGCAGACGGACAAGCCTTACAAATCGCAAATACTACCCCCCACGAGCGGAAAGAAATTGTTTTTACGGATCGTTATGGCGTGATTGAGTATGCGGATAACTTGGTAGAAAATCACCAGAAGAATAACGCTGATACAAAAAGCAACGTTTCAGGGTGGAGCGGTTCCAGTCTTGCAGAGCGTTTACAAAATAACGCTGAATTGAAGGATATCCAGTTCCAGATTTTCAATATCTGCGACAAACTCTTTTTACAGGTTTTTTAGGAGGTGGAAGATTGAAAGATTTATCAAGTGCTAAAATATTAAAATATGATAGTATGTTAGAAGAACTTACGCTTTTCAGTTTTCAAGACTTTTCTTATTCGGATGATGGTTTGTACTATATCCACCTAGAGAGCAAGCGCCTAGGCGACTTGTCTAAATTGTGGATAAAATTAAAGCCTATCAGCTATCATTTTGAGAGTATCGAAGACCAGACTTTTTGGAGCATTCGCAAAAGCTACCAGCCTTTACAATCTACTAAAGCCTTGTTATATATCCGCTTTAAAATTGTGGGCGCTTATTATAGTTTTGAAAAATTGACCAGCAAAAGCAAGCTGAAAGGCTTTGGCAGAGTGATAGACGATAATAACTATTTCTCACGGATCCCCTTGGTTAATGAAGTGGTGCATTGGGATAATGGGGTTATCGTAACGCCTAACTATCAAATGAGTATCACAGGACTAAAAGAAAGACGGATTGACATTGACAGTCAGCATCTTCTTGAAGATTGGGCAACCTTCAAAATTAAGGTTGAAAACGATAGAAAAGGAGTTCCAAGGACAGTCATGACAGCCGAAAGAGGACATGAAAGACTATGATTATTATCAACTTATTGCAAACGCCTGACACACTTAAAATTGAAGTGACTGGACACGGAGACGACAAAGACCAGTCATGTGCCCGTATCTCAACCGTGTGTGATTGCATTTTCTTGGGGTTTAAAGACCAGATAGATAAATATGAAAAACACAACGGCTATACACTTTTAATTGCTAATAGAAAAAAACTAGGACGTAAAGGGGTTCTACTCTTACGCTATCTAAACTATTTTGAAACCTTAACAGAACTCTACCCCAACTCAATTAAAATTGAAACAAAAATAGAAGGAGAACCAGAAAATGGCAAAGACGACGAAACAAACTAGAGGCATCCACTCATGGATCAAGTTCCAAAAGCATCAGGGCGTAGAAAGCCTAACAATCCAAGGTAAGGACACATTAGCAGACGTTTCACAGGATAAAAACGGAGACACAAACCTAATTTTAATGGCTGACGTTGATAAAGTAAATTCAGTAACCTCTAACGTTCCTTATCTTGGCGTTTCTCATTCAATCACAGGAGAAGACCCTGACAAGAATAAGACAGCGAACATCAGCCAAAACCTTACTCAATTCCCTCTATCTGGTGGCGAACTGGTAACGGTTACAAAAGAACCAGAAAGTTTGACAATCCACGATGAAAAGGTTAAAGAATTTGTAGCAACAACGGTTACAGCAAAAGAAACTGAAATCAAGCAATTCATCGGAGAAGTCAAAGAAGAATTGACTACCAAAATTAACGAACATTCAGGGGGGACATCAGCAGAACCTTTTGACAAGGAAGCATTTAAAGATGAAGTTCAACAATATGTAGAATCAAACCTCCCTCATAATGTTTTTTCTGGAAGTCTTAATTTTGATTATGATAATATGTTTTTTGGTATGACAAACCTTGACCAATTTGACGAAAATATCGAACTTGACTTTATCCACAATTCACGAATTATTGACCGTTTACTGTTAAGAAAAACTGATTTTGACAATAATAAAACATTTGAAAATGAAAAAATGTTTATTAAACTATATACAAGCCCTTATATAGCTAATATGATAGGCGGTAGCGACATAGAAGACCCAACAGGAAAAGGGCAATTACGCGTACATGTTACATTAAAACAACCACTTGACAAATCACAAGATAATTACAATGTTTTTGCTAAATATTATTTAACACATCACGCAAACGCTTGGTTTATTTTCCAAAAAGTATCAGGCGATGGAACACGTTTAAACGGCGCACCAGTACCGCAATAAGAAAGGATTTTAAAAGATGAATCCAGAAGAATTTAAAGACGAGTTTTTCAGGGCTTACCGTGGGCGCTATTCGTCTTACTGGGTGGAACGTTGGGGGCTTATCCCCTCAATTCCTACCAGCTTTGATAATGCCAATTCAGTCTACGAGCTTTTGGCTTGGATACAGCGTGCCTTTAAGCAACTACTGGACGACTTTGTAGCGCTGGAAAGTGAGCTAGAAGACTATAAGAACGCTTTGACCGAACTCCTAGAGCAACTTATCCCGTTGCTTATCCGCCGTTACATGGAAAGCAAGGAAGCGGACGACTGGTTTAACGAAAAAGCGGACATCTACTATAACAAGATTATCAAGCCTTATATTGACGCTGAAATAGCTAAAGTCAATAAGAAAATCGCTGACCTTGAAAAGAAAGTAGATGATGAAGTTAAGCGCCTAGACGGACGGATTGACGCTTTAAACGACAAGCTAGAAAAAGAAATCAAGAAGCTTGACGACCGAATCACAAAGGAAGTTGAAACCTTAAACAACCGTATCACAGCGGAAAACAACGCACTAAAAGAACGGATTAAAGCGCTAGAAAATGCTAACGCAGGCTTGCAAAATGCTTTGCGTAAAATCATTGAAAACCTTGAGGGTTCAGGCGCTTGGACTGGTGGCTTGACTGGTGGTTTTAACCAAGGGCGCAACATCGCAACGGGTAATATCAACTTGTTTGGTGGTACGCCAGACGGTAACAGCTTTATCAGGACGAATAACGGAAGCACAGAAAACGACTTGTCAGGAGGTATCTAATGCCTTTAGAAGCACGATTTTCAACCTCTACCACAGCCAACGTAGAAAACTTTGGTACGGGTATAGCGCCTTGGACGGAAGCCTATGCCAACGCGTGGCAGTTCTCAGGTGATACAGACTACGGTTACATGACGAACGGCAACACGACTTATATACAGTATGGGCAAAATGACCCTTCCGTCTGGGCGTCTATGAGGTTCTGGGGCGAATCCGTTGAAATCCTAGAAGAGACAAAAAACGATGATAATTCTATCACAGCGAAAATCAGAGTAAAGGCGCTTTTCTGGTGGAGTAAACGGGTCAGCTCAAATGCTGGGTATCGGGTAGAATATGATATTAAAATCAACGGGCGAACCGTTTGGACGTTTAGCGGATATACAACCGATGAAGTGATTAAAAATGATGAAGTTGCCCAAGACTTTACCGTGACCATACCAGCCGAAGAAAGTTCATCAGCCAGTGCCTTAAATATAAATGTATCTTATCCAGACGGACAATATTCAGACAATTCATTTTATGTGGGTATGTACCTATATAATACCAACAAGAAAAAGCCTAAAACGTTGAAACCGTGGGCAATCCGTAAAAACGGGATCTTTAAGACCTTGAACCGTGCAAGTGGTATCTTCCAACAGAGGAAAGGCGGTTGGCAAGACGTCAGCGAACAACCAGCAAACGCAGTTGGCGAAGCTATACCAGCACCGCACAGCGTGAGAAAGTCGGGTCAATGGCTGGGACAAGGACAGATAGGACAAGAATAAGGGAGGGTTTCAGCCCTCCTATTTTTAAAGGAGAGACTATGCAAGAATCAACCAAGATATGGCTTTATGCAAAAAGCCCGTTTAAAAATGACTATGCTAATGTGATAAACTTTGAGACAAAGGAAGCTATGGAGGATTTTTTTACTAAAAAGAATCCACATATAGAAATTGTGTATGAGTATGACAAGTTTCAATATACACAGCGAAACGGTTCAATCGTAGTATCTGGACGGGTGGAGAAGTATGAAAATGTGACTTACATGAGGTTTATCAACAACGGCAGAACCTACTATGCCTTTGTCTTTGACGTGCTTTATATCAATGAGGACGCTACACGCATTATCTATGAAGTGGACGTATGGAACACCTACCAGCACGAATTGAAGAGCCTAAACGTGATAGGGCAAGTAGAGCAACAAACATTGCCTAATGAATTGTGGGCATTAAAAGACAGTCAGCAAGGCTTTTCAGTTGGGACGAAGTACGCTACACGGGCTGGAGAGGTTGGAATCGATACAGAGTGGCTTGTAGTCGTGGCAAAACCTACTATAAAAATGACCACCAAGGCAAACAGACCTGTAAACATGAGTTATTCAGGTATGCAAAAAACCTTTAAATACTTTTTTATCCCTGTAAATTTGAAATCGGGAGCAAGTAAGCCCTTTATCTTTCAGGGTAAAAAGTATGATAGCTTTTACCTTGAAAATCTTTATAAGCACCTTTTCGGATTGAATCAGGACGGGAGTTCTACCGTGAATCAGATTGTTAACATGTATTTAAGCCGAGATATTGGGGTAAAATACAAGGAGACAACAGAGGGAGACAAGACCTATATAGAAATCCTATCCAACATCACAGGAAGCGTTGCAGAGATTGGCAGAAAGAACAGCCGAAACTATCGGACTTCTAGCAGTTCCAGCGGTGGAAGTGGTAGCACCAACGAAGAGGGCGACACGTCAACCGAGGAAAGCCGTGTTAGGTTAGTTACTAGAATCATTAAGAAACTAGTGCCAGATGCTACGGCGGAGGGGATTGCTGGAATTATTGGCAATTTCTCAGCGGAGAGCAACGTGACGGCTAAGAAATACGAGGCAGATTATGCGACAGGTTACGAGTACGAAAAAATGGAATCGGATCCAACTGCTGAAAATCTCATGGGTAGCTGGGGCGCTTTTGCAAGCCTTTACACCATTTCATTAAACGAACCAGGGTACAGAGGTTCAGACGGCAAGCACTGGATAGGAATCGGAATCGGTCAGTGGACAGGACCACGGGCAGAAAGCCTTTTCAATTATGCGAAGGAAAAAGGGAAATCCATGTGGGATTTTAACTTGCAATTTCAGTTCATGAATGAAGAGAGCAGAGCCGAAACTTTTAGACGGGTAGCCAGTTCAACCGCAAGCGCTAGCACAAATGCCAGCGATTTCATGAATAACTGGGAAGGCGTGGACTACAAACAAGCAGAACGCAGAGAGCAAGCGGATGCGTGGCTTTCAACGGTTCAAGATGAATTACAGAAAGGTTAAAATATGGTAGAGGCAAAAGAAACTCAAAAGGCTTTAAATGAAATCAAGTCACGGGTGGGAACGAGTGTTGGAAACGGTCAATGCTACGGACTAGTGGCGCTTTATTCTCAACTGCTGGGAGGGTGTGACATTGGGGGAGGAATCAATACCCCCAACCCTAACGGAAACGGACGACAAGCCAGCGGAAGTGATACGCAGAGGGGGATGAGTGCATCCAACATTGGCGGTGACTACGACTGGGAGGCGCTAGGCTGGAAAGTACGTTTCGACCCTTCTTTCTCAGATTTAAGGGTGGGGTGTATTGTCAATTATAAGCCTACTGGTAGCAATATCTGGGGTCATACATCCGTTATCTCAGCGGTTAATGGCTCAAGTTATGACGTTATCGAGCAAAATTACGCTTGGAGCGGTTACACAACCGAGCGAACAGGTATTGACACGGTTGACAATATTGAAAGTATTATCTATCCGCCCGAAGTCGTCGCTGGTGGCGACATTGGAGAGATAACAGGTAGCACAGGAGATAGGCAACTGGGTAACGGTGACTATTCTAAAACAGCGTTTGACGTAGAGGCACTACTAATAGAGGTAGATGGGTTCTTTGATTATAAGCCGAATATCTACGAGATCCCGAACTTGTTAGAAATCGCCTACAACCAGATACAAGAGGGTTTAAGGTTGTATATGGGAAGAGACGATTTAGAAATCGAAGTGCAGCTATTAAATAGTGAGTTCACAGAGATAGAGCTTTATGACATTTATGGTAATAGTTATGTATACCAACCCCAATACCTCCCCCGAACCATTGACACGGCGCATAAATACAAGGTTATTGTCAACGGGAGCCTTGGCGATAGCAACCAAGTTCACATTAATTTCTTGGAATACAACAATGCCAATAATGTGAGTTATGCAGACCAGAACATTTTGGAAACCTTGGATAGTGCTTACTGGGCAGAACATAACCCCGAACATTTCAAGTATGGTTTGAATGACATCACGGGTAAAAGTGTTGCTATTTTGAATGATGCAGAGGCTACTTACATCCAGACACACAAGAACCAAATGGAGCACACACAGTTGACTTTCAAGGAGAACAGGGAAACGCTTAAACAGAGCGTGGACTTATCTAATAAGCAAGTCGCAAACGCTAACTCACAAGCCAGTTATAATGCACAGTATGCCGTGGATAGTGCTAACATTAAGCAATGGACGGATGGGGTTGGCGGACTCTTAAGCGCTGGAGGTAAGCTATTTTCTGGAGATATCGGAGGCGCACTTGGTGGGCTTGCATCTACTGGTATGGGCGTTTTCACGAATAACCGAGACTATAATAATAAAATCGTTCAA